TTTTCGGGAGTAGCCTTGTGATTAGCGTGCGCATTAGCCTGACGGCTTAGCGTATTGCTCCACAAGTTTAGCGGGGGATTCGTCAGCCAGGCACGTGAGCGCGGCGAAACCAACAGCCCAGGCGCCGGTGCGATTCCGGTTCCCGCCTCTCCGTGGCGGGATAGTCCAGTAGCAGGACGGGGCCATAAGCATAGCCGCTCCAGCGTGAGGCGATGCACAATCCTATTGCTCACTGTGAGGCGAGCGACACCCTGATAAGGTGCATACCGGAAAGGGGCACAGGGTAGTGCCCCTTTTCCCTTTCTTGACACAGCGCGCACATCTGATGTAGAATATGCGCACACGACCCGGCGCGAGAGCGCAGCATCGAGGGACGGGCCTCGGCAGAAATGCCGGGGCTTTTTGTTTTGGGTGCGGACATGAAATCGAAGTTGCGGGCAGTTGTCATCCTGGTCGGTCTTATCGCACTAATCGGCGCGCTGGTCGGCAGTGTCATTTTGGCCTACCGCACTGGAGCGGGCATCGCCGAGCAGGAATTGCGACAGATCACGGAACGAGCAGAGCGCGACATCCTCGCACTGATGGCCGAGGCGCGCGACGAATACTATCGGGGCGTGTACGACGCCTGCCGCTATACCCGTGCGCCGACCGCCGTTTGCCTGAACTTCATCGCCGCCGCCGCGCAGAGTGGCTGGTATGAGCAAGCATCGCCAAGCTACGAATCGCCGCCGCCGCGAGAGCAGACCGCCTCGCCCTGACGCGCCGCCCGTCACATGGCGCTGGGCCGATGTGATGGGCGAGATCGATGATGGTTGGCGGCGGCTGGCGCTGTCGATCGTGAAGCGTGCCATCGAAGATCGGCGGCGCGGCTCGGCGCCCGATCTCGATCTGTTCTTCGATTCGGAGTGGTTCGGCCAGTTGTGCTATTTCGGCGGATGGGACGCGCGGCAGATACTTGAACTGATGGCGTAATAACCCTGTGTGTAGAAGACGGGATCGACAACCCCATGCGAATATGCGGAGCAAAGACGAAATCGGGCCGACCCTGTTTGGGCAAAGCCATGCGAAACGGCAGATGTAGACTGCATGGGGGTGCAACGCCGCGCGGTCCGGACTCCCCGCATTTCAAGCATGGACGCTACGCCTATGCATTCAAGGGCGAACTGCTCGAAAGGTTCAAGCGCGCAGCTATAGATAATCGGCCTCTTGATCTTCTCCCGGAACTGGCTGTACAGCGTGCACTTTTTGAGACATACATTGGGCGGTTTGAGCCGGGTGTTGCATTGTCTGGCGATGACATCCATAACATGATGGCATACGCAGACTCGATTGGACGCATGGCAGAGCGCATCACTAAGGCACGCAATGATACGGCCCTGACTATCGCCGAGATTACATTCCTGAGAGCAGGCATCGCGGATTTGCTGAATGAATTCATACCCGACAATGACCAGCGACGGGCTTTTATCGCCCGCCTCTCTGAATACATTCCTGCGCGACTTGGAGCGACAAGCGACGCCGGTTAAACAGTCTATCCGACTGACCGAACCGTATCGCCGGGATATTGTCGCTTTCGTCCACGACATCCTGGGCGTCGCGGAGATCCGCCCGTACCAGGAGCAGGCGCTATCGGCGTTGCTGGAGCATCGGCGCGTCTGCATGCGCGGGCCGCATGGCATCGGCAAGACGGCGCTGGAGGCGTGGGCCGTGCTGTGGGCGCTGGCCGTGCACGAGGAGATCAAGGCCCCGACGACGGCGAGCGCGTGGCGGCAGCTCACGGAATATCTCTGGCCCGAGATACACAAATGGTCGTCGCGCGCAAAATGGGATCGCATTGGCCTGCGCGTGCGCCCGGAGCGCGAGCTGCTCAAGCGCCGCCTACAGCTGGGCGACAACCGCTTCGCGTTTGCGCTGGCGTCCAGCGACGAGGCCAAAATCGAGGGCGCGCACAGCGCGGTCGTGTTCTACGGGTTTGACGAGGCCAAGACGATTCAAGCGGAGATATGGGACGCCGCCGAGGGCGCGTTCTCCACGGGCGAGGGATACGCGCTGGCGATCAGCACGCCGGGCGAGCCGGCTGGCCGCTTCTACGACATCCAGACGAACCGGCGCTCCTATCCGCACTGGCACATCATCCGAGTTACCGAGGCGGAGGCGCGGCGAGTCGTGCCGGGCTTCGCGCAATGGGCCGATCTCATGGCCGTCCAATGGGGCGAGCAGTCGGCGGTCTACCAGAATCGCGTCGCGGGCGAGTTCGCGCAGTCCGAGACGGACACCGTGATCCCGCTGGCCTGGGTCGAGGCGGCGATGGACAGGTGGACGCCGGACGGCAGGCCGGGCGACATGCCGACGACGTTCGGCGCGGACATCGCCCGCACGGGCGAGAACAAGACGGTCTTCGCGCCGCGCACGGGCAACTGGTTCGCGCCGCTCATCAGGCATAGCAAACGCGACACGATGGAGACGGCGGGCTTCCTGGCCTCGGAAATGATCAGCGTGGATTGGGCCAACATAGACGTGATCGGCATCGGCGCCGGTGTGTTCGACCGCCTGCGCGAGTTGGGCCTGAATGTGCGCCCGATCAATGTCGGCGAGACGACGGGGCTGCGCGACAAGACGGGCCGCTTCGGATTCGTCAACCTGCGCTCGGCTCTGCTGTGGGGCTTGCGCGAGCGTCTCGATCCGGAATCGGGCGACGACATCGCCCTGCCGCCAGACGACGATCTGCTGGCCGACCTGACCGCACCGAAGTGGACATTGACGAGCGCAGGCAAGATCAAGGTCGAGAGCAAGGACGAAATCGTCAAGCGGCTGGGGCGCAGCCCGGACAGCGGAGATGCCGTGATGCTGGCCTACGCCGCGCCGGAATCTGTGCCGGGCGCTGCCCGCGAGGCGAACCCGAAGGCGCGCTCGAAGTTCGTGCGCGGCGATTTGCAGGGCGGGCGCTTCGGGCGCGACCGGCCGGCGGGACACCATAGGCGGTAGACACAATGACAGACCACAAGGCTCGAAACGCGCAAATCCTAGACGCGCTCAAGGGCGAATCCGCGCAGGCCGTCGCTGATCGCTTCGGCCTGTCGCGCTCCTATATCTACCGGCTACGCTCCGACATGCGGCGCAATGGCCATGGTGACGGCGAGACGTTCCAGGCGAACGCGCGCCCGACCGGGCCGACATTCCGCGAGATCGGCACGAGCGGCCTGCGGCAGTTCGCGGGCAATGTGGATGAGGACTATGATCGCGTCTTCAAGCCGCTCTACCGCAAAATACAACTCTACCGTGAGATGGGCGACGACCCCATCGCCGCCGCCGTGCTCATGGCGACGAAAATGACGATCCGGCGCCTGTCGTGGAGCGTGGAGCCTGCCGGTGAGACGCGCGCAGATGAGCAGGCCGCTGAGTTCCTGGATGGCTGCATGAACGACATGAGCCATTCGTGGAACGACGCCATTGACTGGGCGCTGGATATGCTCCAATATGGGTTCGTGCCGATGGAGCTTGTCTACAAGCGCCGCCTGGGCGACGCGCGCGATCCGGCCAGCAACCACGACGACGGCAAGATCGGCTGGCGCAAATGGATCTATATCGGCCAGGACACATTGGCGCAGAACGAGCCGTGGCTATTCGACGAGCATGGCGGCATCCAGGGCTTTCGGCAGCAGGACCCGAATATGGGCACGCCGTCCATCGAAATCCCCGTCGAAAAGACGCTCCTGTTCCGCACGACCGCGCGCAAGAACGACCCCGAGGGGCGTGCCATCCTGCGCGCCATGTATCCCGCGTGGTACATGAAGAAGAACCTGGAGGAGATCGAGGCCATCAGCGCGGAGCGATTTGGAAGCGGCCTGCCAGTCATATATCTCGGCTCGGACACATCGCGCACGGACGACGCCGATTCCGACTTGACTGCGTACAAGAGCATCGTGCGCAACATCCGCGTGGACGAGCAGATGGGCGTCGTCAATCCCTACGCCAAGATGGGCGCGGGCGCGCTGGAGGGGCAGGGCGTGCTCGTCGAGCTTCTGACGCCCAGCGGCGGGCGGCC